AAAAAGATGGTAACCTTAGAATTTTAAATGTTATAAATATATGTATGAACGAAACAAAGTTTTTGTTTCTTAACGTATTATGGGAACTTAATATAAACTAACTCATTGAGAGGGTAAAGCGATGGCATTTCAAGTATCACCAGGCGTTCAAGTCAAAGAAATTGACGCAACGAACGTAATCCCTGCAGTATCAACCAGTATTGGTGGATTTGCAGGTGCTTTAAATTGGGGTCCTATTGAAGAAGTTGTTGACGTTACATCTGAAAAAGATCTAGCTGACAAATTCGGAACACCAGACAACAATACTGCAAAATACTTTCTAACCGCTGCTGCATTTCTAAAATACGGCAACGCTCTGAAAGTAGTAAGGGTCGCCCAAAGCACAGCTGAAAATGCTACTGCTGACGGTAACGGTCTTTTAATCAAAAATGATAGTGTATATGAAAATAGCTATAGCACAGGACAAGGAACTGTTGGACATTGGGCAGCCAAGTACGCAGGTACTTTAGGAAACTCATTAAAGGTTTCTCTCCTAACTGAAGGCACAGGTTTTGCTAGTTGGACGTACGCAAGTTCGTTTGATTCTGCACCTGGTACATCAGATTACGCTATTAGCTTGGGCAAAGCCGCCAATTATGGCGACGAGCTTCATGTAGCTGTTATTGATGAAGACGGATTAATTTCTGGAACAGCTGGAACTGTTTTAGAATCATTCGCATTCATGTCACAGGGTTCAGATGCTAAAAAATCTGATGGAACTTCTAACTATTATGTAGACGTAATTAATAATAATTCTGAATACATTAGATGGATGGATCACCCTTCGGCATTATCAAACGCTGGAGCTGTGTTAAGCGGCGCAGCATCAATAGCTGGATCAAATTCCGCGATAGATAATTCTCTATCTGGCGGAGTTGACGGCAATACACCTACTGCTGGCAATATTGCATCAGGTTTCGACCTGTTGGAAGATGCTGAAACAGTAGATGTAAACTTACTATTTGCGTTTCCAGATGCAAATGGTGCAACCACAATCGCCTCAGATTTAATCTCTATTGCAGCTGCAAGAAAAGATTGTATGGCGTTTGTATCTCCTCCAATCGAAGATACAGTAGGTACTTCTACTCCTGCAGCAGATGTGAAAGCATTTGCAGATGCACTTAACTCATCGAGTTATGCATCTTGTGATTCTACGGCTCTATATGTCTATGACAAATACAACGATACTTATCGTTATATCGGAGCTGCTGGACATATTGCTGGATTATGTGCCGGTACTGATAAGACGAATGACGCATGGTTCTCACCAGCAGGTGTAACACGTGGTCAACTATTCGGTGTAACTAAATTAGCTTTCAATCCAAAACAAGCTGATAGAGATACTCTTTATAAAGCAAGAGTAAATCCGGTAGTAAGTCTTCCAGGTCAAGGTACTCTTCTATTTGGAGACAAAACACTTTTATCTAAGCCTTCAGCATTCGATCGTATTAACGTACGTAGATTGTTTAATACTTTAGAAAAAGCAATTGCTACCGCAGCGAAAGCACAACTGTTCGAATTTAATGACGAGTTCACAAGAGCTCAATTTAAAAACGCTGTTGAGCCTTTCCTAAGGGAAGTAAAGGGGCGTAGAGGACTAACAGATTTCTTAGTCGTTTGCGATACAACTAACAACACTGGAAATGTAATTGACACTAATAAATTTATAGCTGATATCTATATCAAGCCTGCTAGATCTATTAACTTCATTACATTAAACTTTGTAGCAACTAGAACTGGTGTCGATTTCTCTGAAATCGCCGGTAGTTAATAGGAGAATATAATGGCAATCTTAGGTGTAGACGATTTTAAATCGAAACTAGTTGGTGGTGGTGCACGTGCAAACATGTTCAAAGCCACAGTCAACTTCCCAAGTTATGCGCAAGCTGATGTTGAATTAACTTCATTCTTGTGTAAAGGTGCACAAATACCTTCTAGTGTTATTGCTCCAATTATGGTGCCTTTCAGAGGACGTCAATTGCAATTAGCAGGTGACAGAACTTTTGAACCAATATCTTTAACAATTATCAACGATGTTGATTTTGTAGTTAGAGGTGCATTCGAAAGATGGATGAATGGCATTAATGAGCATAATAATAATACTGGCTTAGCTAATCCTGTGGATTACGAAGCTGATGTTATTATTGAGCAATTGAATAAAGCAGGTGTTGTTACTAAAACGTATAATGTTAGAGGGGCTTTCCCAACTAACGTTAGTGCAATCGACGTTAACTATGACTCTGAAAACACACTTTCAGAATTCACAGTTGAACTTCAAGTACAATATTGGGAATCAGATACTACTTCGTAAAAGTAGTATAAATAATATAAGAAGCGGTGTCGTAAAGGCACCGCCGATTATATAGGAATAAATTATGGCAGAATTTTTCGGCTTCGAAATAAATAGGAAAGGTGGAAAAGCACCAGAGCGTGTATCTTTTGTACCTAATACCGATGAAGATGGTGCTGGTGTTATATCCAGTGGCGGACACTTTGGTGCTTATTTAGATCTCGACGGAGACAAAGCACAAAATGAGATCGAATTATTATTAAAATATAGAGATGCAGCTTCTCAACCAGAATGTGATGCAGCTGTTGAAGATATTGTTAACGAGAGTATTGTAGGAAACTACGATGAAGCTCCTGTTGAAATAGTATTAGACAAAGTAAATGCTTCGGCATCAATTAAAAAGACAATAAGAGCAGAATTTGATGAAATTCTAGCATTGATGAGCTTTAACTCTTATGGTCATGACATTTTCCGTAAATGGTATATTGACGGAAGATTACCTTATCACGTTATTATAGATGATAAGAATCCTAAAGGTGGAATTAAAGAGTTACGGTATATCGACCCTATTAAACTAAGGAAAGTTAAAGAGGTTGAAGAAAGCCAAGATCCAAAAACTGGAGCTAAACTCATTAAGAAACAACAGGAATATTTCTTATTTCAAAATAATGAGATGAATAAGGCAGATGAAGGTTTGAAAATACATCCTGACGCAATTGTATATGCGACTTCGGGAATGTTAGATCCAAGCCGTAAAAGAATTTTATCTTATTTGCAAAAAGCACTTAAGCCAGTTAATCAACTAAGAATGATGGAAGATTCTTTGGTTATCTATAGAATAAGTAGAGCACCAGAACGAAGAATATTTTATATCGATGTTGGTAATTTACCAAAAGGTAAAGCAGAAGAATACTTATCTAATATTATGAATAAGTATCGTAATAAAATGGTTTATGATGCTAGTACAGGTGATGTAAAAGATGAGCGTAAACATATGTCTATGTTAGAAGATTTCTTCTTACCAAGACGTGAAGGCGGTAGAGGTACAGAAATTACTACTTTGCCTGGTGGCGAAAATCTTGGGCAAATAGATGATATTATATATTTTCAAAAGAAATTATATAGATCTTTGAACGTACCAATTCAAAGATTAGAACAAGAACAACAATTTACACTTGGTCGTGCTACTGAAATTAGTAGAGACGAAGTTAAATTTAAGAAGTTTATTGATAGACTTCGTAAGAGATTCTCTGACGTGTTTTTACAAGCGCTGAAAACTCAGCTATTGTTAAAAGGCGTTATCACTAAAGCTGATTGGCAAATATGGAAAGAAGACATTGTTTTCGATTTCATAGAAGATAACTACTTTAGTGAACTCAAAGAAAATGAAATGATGAGAGAAAGATTTGAGATGCTAGCAACTGTTGATGAATATGTTGGTAAGTATATTTCAAATGAATGGGTAAGAAAGAAAGTCCTACAATTTTCTGATGACGAAATAAGCAAAATTGCTAAAGAAGTTGAATTAGAAAAAGACACTGAAGGTGACGATGAGGGCGATATGGATGACCTTGACTTATAAAATATTATAAATATATAACAGAGGAAAAGAAATGGCAACATTAGATTTAATCAATAGCATCAAAGATGGTGATAACGTTGCAGCAGGTAAAGAATTTGCTGAAGTAATCAACGCTAAGATGTCAGCGGCATTAGACGCTAAGAAGGTTGAAATAGGTTCAACAATGGTACAGCGTAAAGCTGACGAAGCTGAAGCCGAAAAAACAGAAGAAGAATAAATATGAAGCTAATAGCAGAATATACGGATAGTAACATCGAATGTTACACCGAAGCTACCAAAACTGGTGGCAAACAACACGTCATTGAAGGCGTGTTTATGCAGGCCGATAAGAAAAATCGTAACGGTCGTGTATACGAAAAAAGCATTCTAGAAGGTGCCGTCAAAAAATATATTGACGAGCAAGTTAGTAAAGGAAGAGCTGTTGGTGAGTTAAATCACCCAGATGGTCCAACTATAAATCTAGATAAAGTTTCTCATAAAATCACTGAACTCAGATTTGAGGGAAGTGATGTTTATGGAAAAGCATCAATTCTTAAAACCCCTATGGGGCAGATCGTAGAAGGTTTGCTCGATGGTGGAGTTAAGCTTGGTGTATCAAGTCGTGGTATGGGTAGTCTTGAGCAAAAGAATGGTACTAGTTATGTGGGTAAGGATTTTATGCTTGCCACTGTAGATATCGTCCAAGATCCTTCCGCTCCAGGGGCATTTGTCAATGGAATAATGGAAGGAGTTGATTGGATATGGGATAACGGTATATTTGTAGCTGAAGATCTTGAAAAGATTGAGACTGAAATAAAGCGTACTCCGTCAAAGCATTTAGCTTCGGCAGAGATTAAAGCGTTTAAAAATTTCCTCTCTAAACTTTAATCCTTTTTAATTGGGAGAAAAAAATATGTCAAATGAAGACGTGAAAAACGAAGTCCTTATTGACGAATCTCAAGATGCAGAGCAAACTGAAGAAGTTGTAGAAACTACTGACGAGCTCGTTGAAACTGAAGTTGAAGACGAGGAAGTTGTAGCTGAAGACACTGAAGAAGTTGTTGAAGCAAAAGCAAAAGTTAAGGAAGAAGAAGA